CAGCCGGTCGGCGCCACTGTGTATCTGCTTCGACTTCAACGTGGAGCCAGGCATCGCGGTGATCGCCCAGCAGCAGCTCTTCCGGCGGTCAGCCGGCGAGCGCGCCGACCGTCCAGAGGTCGCGGACAAGATCATCGCGGTCGTTGGAGAGGTTTGGATCCCGCACGACTCGCGTACCGAGCACGTCTGCCGCAAGATCCTCGCGGACTGGGGCCACCACGAGGGCCACGTGCTCGCCTACGGTGACGCGACGGGAGGCTCGAGGCACACGTCGCAGGTCGCTGAGGGCACCGACTGGCACATCATTCGATCCATGCTCACGGAGGGATTCCGCGGGTCGGTCGAAGTGCTGCATCACCGGCGGAACCCGCCCGAACGCGATCGCGTCAACGCTCTCTGCTCGCGGCTGCGATCGGCGGACGGCAGGGTGCATCTCCTAGTCTCGTCGGACTGCCCGAACATGCTCGACGACCTCGACGGCACGATGCTTTTGGAAGGCGGCGCGGGCGAAATCGACAAGGCCAAAGACCGTCGTCGGACGCACATGACCGACGCGCTTGGCTACATGGTTGAGTACGAGCACCCTGTGCGCTTAGTCTCGGTGACGGATTCGGAGATCGTATGACCATCAGCGACAGCTTTGTGACGTTTGCTCCCTTCGCCTTGCTGCTGCCTTTGCTCGGCTGCGCGGGTGCACCGAAGAACGTGCGCGAGCTCGACGCTATGACGCAGGAAGAGTTCGTGTCTTGGCGCGATCGAACCAGCCTCGCCGCGGAAGAGCTCGCGCTGACCGCGGTTGAAGCCGAGCCCAAAGCCGCAAAGGTTGTCGAGCAGCTCGCCGCCACGATGAAGCTCGCGGCTGGCGGGCCCGTTTCAGCGCCGCTGCTCGAGCTCATCGCGGAGGATCCGGCCTACCACGGCGTCCTGCGCCTCGGCTTGCTGGAGCTCGCGTCGCTGCTGCGCGAGAAGCTCGGCGCTGATTCTCACCCGCGCGTCAGCGAGCTGGTGATGGCATGGGCTGACGGGCTCGATCGCGGCTTGGTTCGCGCACAAGCGAAGTAGGAGCACGACATGAAGGAAGTGGGCATCCCGTGCGGCGCGTACATGGAGATGGAGGCACGTTGGAAGCTGCTCCACGACCTTCAGGGCGGGACCGAAGCCATGCGCAAGGCCGCGACGGAGTGGCTGCCGCGCGAAGAGGCTGAAAGCGATCTTTCGTACCGCGCTCGCCTCGGTCGCAGCTTCCTCTACGGTGCCTTCTCGGACACCGTGACCAAGCTCCGAGCCAAGCCGTTCTCGCGCTTCGTCGATGTCGCGGGCCGCGATGACTTGGAGCCGATGCTTCAGTTGATCGAGGACGACGCAGACAACGGTCGCACCTCGCTCACGCAGTTTGCCTCGGCCATGTTCGAGGACGCGATCGTCCACGGACTGACCCACGTGATGGTGGACTTCGCGCCCACGACCGGCCAGCAGACGCTGCTCGAGGAGCGCGAGCGGCAGCTGCACCCTTACTTCGTGCACGTGAAGGCCGAGCAGATGATCGGCTGGCAGTATGAGGTCGATCCTGCCACATCGAAGCACGTGTTGACGCAGGTTCGCATTCGAACGACGCGCACCGAGAACGACGGCAAGTGGGGCCAGAAGTCGGTTGTCTACATCCACGTCTGGACGCCCGAAGTCGTCGAGGTCTGGCGCGAGGAGCAGAACGACTTTGCGCTGGTCGAGGTCAAGGCGCACAGCTTCGGCGCGATCCCGCTCTACACCTGCTACTTCGAGCAGACGGGCTACATGGTCGCGGACCCGCCGCTCGAGGACTTGGCGTGGTTGAACCTTGAGCACTGGCAGAGCAGCAGCGAGCAGCGAAACGTTCTGCACATCGCGCGCGTGCCGATCCTTTACGAGCGCGGAGCCGTCGCCAGCACCGGCCCTGATGGCAAGCCGCGAGGCGCGTCGATCGTGATCTCGACGACCAAGGCCCGCCAGACGACGCGCACGCCCGCGGAGGCTGACCTTCAATGGGTCGAGGTCGGAGGCAAGAGCATCGAGGCGGGAGCGCAAGACCTCGCCAAGATCGAAGAGCGGATGCAGGTGCTTGGGATGCAGCCGTTGGTCGAGAGCGCGGCGAAGACCGCGACCGAGGTCGGCACCGCAGAAGCGCGCACGCACTCCTCGATCAAGGCGTGGATCTCATCGCTCAATGACGCGCTCTTCGAGGCGTACTACATGGCGGCGAAGTGGATCGGCGCTGAACTGCCGACCGAGTTCGCCGTGCAGGTCTGGGATAAGTTCGAGCTCGAAGCCCGCAGCGACGCCGACATGATGCACCTGCTTCAGATGCGCGCGAGCGGCGACATCTCGCAGAAGCGTCTGCTGCTTGAGGCAAAGCGCCGCGGCAAGTTTGGCGACGACTTCGACGTGGAGGAGGAGCTCGAAGCGACGCAAGATCAGGAAATGCCGACCGCGCCCAGCGCGTCAGATTTGGCACTTATCGCTCGCGTGCGTCGTGAGGAAGCAGCAGAAGAGGCCGCAGAAGAGGTCGAGGATTGATCCATGGAGATGGTGACTTTGAGCTGGGAAACGGTTGTCGCCATCGTCACACCGCTGATCGCGGCGGGTGTCTGGATCGTCAAATGGATCGTCGCTCGAAGCGACCGCGACCGCGACGACCTGCTGAAGCGCATGGACGCTGACCGCGCTGACGCGACCGAGGATCGCAAGATTCTGCGAGATTCGCTGCACGCTCTGCGAAGCGCGGTGCAGGTCGCCAGCAGCGAAGGCGAGATCCTGACGCAGCAACTCGCGGCCATGACGCAAGCACAACAACGCATCGTGTGGACGCAGGAACGAATCCTTGCGCACATCGAGGCGAGGGCAAGGAAAGACCTGCATGAAAGCCAAGGGTGACGCGTTCGACGTGAAGACTTGGGCGGAAAACGCTCAAAGGATCAAGAACACCTGCTGCATCTGCGTCGGCAAGCCCCAGCCCGCAGCTGCGATCAAGCTGATCGCTGAAATGCGGCTCAAGGGCGAAACTGAGGTCTCGCAGCCGCAGATCTCGCAGATGCTGAAGGAGCGGTTCGGCGTGCGGATCGGCACCTCGTCGATCCAACGTCACGTGCGCAGCTGCCTTGGGATTCACTGGGGCAGCGCGACGAGGCTCAAGTGAGCAAGCGCAAGTCGGTCAAGGAGTGGGCGAAGGACGCACAGTCTGAACCGGCAGCGATCAAAGAACTGCGCCTCGCCAACGAGCAGCTGCGGCGGCGGCTGACCTCGCAGGGCGGGCAGGGTGAGCTAATCCTTGAAGCAGTGCGCACCGCTTTCGAGGACTACGAGCCGCCGACAATCCCTGCGCCAAAGGCTCAGTCGAAGCGCAAGGAGCGCGAAATCGCCGTCCTGCATCTCAGCGACACGCAGTTTGGCAAGGTCACGCGCACGTACGACAGCGAGATCGCAACCGAGCGCGTGCTCGAGTTCGCGCGCCGCAGCCTCGCGTGCATTGAGCGGCACCGGAGCTACGCAACGATCGACGAGGCGCACATCTACCTCGGCGGCGACATGATCGAGGGCGAGCTCATCTTTCCTGGCCAAGCTCACCTCATCGACCAGAGCGTGTTCGACCAAGCCGTGCGCACCTGTCCTGAGGCGATGGCGCGGGCGATTATGGCCCTCGCCGCGGGCGTTAGCCGTGTTCGCGTGATCGCGGTCTGTGGCAATCACGGCAGGCCCAGCAGCAAGCACGCGGGATCGCACCCTCGAACCAACTGGGACCGCGTTAGCTACGAGACGGCCCGCATGATGGTCGGCAAGAATCCGCGCATTGAGTGGGACATCGCGGACGACTTCTACACCGTTAACCACGTGCTCGGGCACAAGCACCTTGTGGTGCATGGGCATCAGATCCGCGGAGGGTTCGGCGGCTTCCCGTTCTACGGCGTCGGCAAGCGGGCGTGGGGCTGGATCGACTCGATCGAGGAAGAGTGGCATCACCTCTACTTCGGCCACTTCCACACAATGACGACGGGCAACCTCAACGGGCGCTGGTGGTTCTGCAACGGCACGACGGAATCGGACAACGACTACGCGCGCGAAGAACTGAGTGCCTCGGGCGTGCCGGTGCAGCGGCTTCAGTTCTGGAGCGCCGAGCACGGGCTGGTAGCCGACCGACCGATCTACCTGCGGCACGGCCTCAAGGGCAAGCGTGGCAAGATTGCCTACGACGCGTGAGCAGGTGCTCGGAGTGGCGAGCCTGCTGAGCAAAGAGCTACCGCTCACTCGTCCGGTCAAAGTGCGAGTAGGCAAGCGGCTAAGTTACGAGTACGGCTACTGCCAGCTGGACCGCCGCGGCTTTCGGGTGGTCGTGAATACGCGAATCGCGGACCCGTGGCATCCTCGAGGTCGGCCTGTGACCGTCGGTGAGGCCATGGAAACGCTTTGCCACGAATGGGCGCACGCGTTGGCTTGGACATCGAACGTGAGTTCCAAGGATCACGACGCCGCATGGGGCAAGGCGTATGCGCGCGTCTATCGGGTAGTCTTTGAACAATGACGGACGGCGACCGATTCGACGGGCCTGTTCGCACGGTCAACGACAAGATCGTGCGCGACTGGCTGCGTCACGCTCACCAGCTGGAGCGCGTCTCGCAGCATGAGGCGGCGAGGATCGAGAAGTTCCTGCGCTCGGATGTCCTGCCCGACATCATGGGCAAGCTGGTATCGCGCCTCGAGCGCATCAACGCGCGCGGATACGACGCTGGCGTGGAAAGCACAAAGCGTTTCAAAGACCTCCGCGAGCAGATCATGCAGATCGTGGACGAGGGCGTGCAGCAGGTAGCCAAGACGAACGTCAAGGAGCTTGAGCGCCTGAGCGTCTACGAGGCCCGCTGGCAGAAGAAGACGATCGAGGCGGCCATCCCTGAGAGCATCGGCATCAACCTGACGCTGCCCGATCCCAAGGTGCTGCGCGAGCTGGTGAAGACTCGCCCGCTCGCCGGCTATGGCATCGAGGAATGGTTCGACAAGCTCACCGTGGACACGGCAGACCGAATCGAGCGCGAGGTCCGTATCGGGCTGGCCGAGGGTCAATCCGTGCCGGACATCGCCCGCCGCATCCGAGGTACTGCCGAGCTCGACGGCGGCGACGGGGTTTTTGCGATCACGCAGCGGCACGCCCAAGCCATCGCCCGCAACGCCTCGATCCACGTCAGCAACCAAGCGCGGCAGGAGCTCTTCAAGGACAACGAGGACATCATTGACCGCGAGCAGTGGGTCGCCACGCTTGATACGCGCACCTGCAAGAAATGCGGCGCGCTCGACGGCAAGGTGTTCCCAGTCGGAGAAGGGCCGATGCCGCCCGCGCATCCGCCTGGCCCGTCCGGCGGTGCTTGTCGCTGCGCTCGGGTCGCCGTCGTTCGCCCCCTATCGGAGGTTCTTGGGCGCAAGAAGAAGGGCGAAGGGCGTATCACCGAGGGCGAACGGGCTTCGATGAACGGTCGCGTCAGCACCTCGACGACCTACTCCGAGTGGCTAAAGACGCTGCCGCAGGACGAGCTCGAGGAGGCGCTCGGCGCCACGCGCGCGAAAGCCTTTGCGGACGGCGAGCTCACGCTTGAGAAGATGGTGGACCAGAGCGGTCGCACGCTGTCGCTCGACGAGCTTGCTAAAGTGGAGGGGCTGGACCTTGAATAGCGTCCGTCCTCTGTTAGTTATTTTTAGTGTCGCTGGGTGATCCGGCGACCAAGGCGTGACGCCTAATCACAACACGGAAACGAATGGCAAAACCCAAGACTGTCCTGTCCGATTCTGAGTTCGCTGCGCTTCCTGAGAACGTGACGCTCTCACGCGCCGACCTCTACACCAAGACCGAAGATGGCTATGTGCTGAACGTCGAGCCTGTGAAGGGCTGGGACGTGAAGCCGGTCGAGAAGCTGATGGCGGCTCTTGGCAGCGAGCGCACGACGCGCGCTGACCTCGAATCCAAGCTCAAGGCTCTTGATGGCCTCGACCCGCGTGCCGCGCGTGAAGCGCTGGCGAAGGTCAAGGAATGGCAGGAGTCGCCGCCGGAAGCGCGCGCAAAGGCTCAGGCCGATGCGCTGCTCAAGGAGGCGCAGACTAAGTATCAGCAGGAAACGTCGAAGTTGCGCGGGCAGCTTGAGCGCGAGCTCGTCGAAGCGAAGGCCCGCGAGGCGCTTGCCAAGCACAAGGGCAACGTCGATCTCCTGCTTCCGCACGTGAAGGGCCGCATCAAAGCCGAGGTCGATACGGACGGCGAACTGCGCGCCTATGTCGTCGATCAGAGCGGCAACAAGGCGCACGTGATGGGCAAGGACGGCTCGATGCAGCCGATGTCGATCGAGTCGCTTGTCGAGCAGATGCGCGCGCAAGATTCGTACGCTGCGGCCTTCCAAGGCTCGGGAGCGAGCGGCGCAGGAACGCAGACGGGCCGCGGCGGCTCGACGGGCGCGTTCACGATCTCTGCCTCGCAAGCGCGGAACGATCCGCGCGCGTACCAAGCGGTGCGCGACCGCGCGATCGCTGCTGGCCAGCAGGTCCAGATCACCCAAGACTAGAACACCGACGAGGCGTGTCGCCTCGCGGAAAGCAGGTAGCGTGATGCGACCTGCGCAGCGACCGAGGAGTGATTCCAAAGGCGCTGGGGACATCCACTCAACGCAACAGAAGCAACAAGGAGGGCACCATGCCCACGAACACTCTCGGTTATTACGATCCGGCGTTCTACGCCAACGAAGCGCTGATCCAGCTGCGCAAGTCGCTGGGCTTCGCCAACACCGTCTACATGGGCTTCGACGCCGAGCGTCGTGCCTTCGGTCGCGGCGACGTCATCAACATCAAGCGTCCCGCCGCCTTCACCGCGCAAGCGGCTCCGTCGTCTGCGCAGGACATGACCACCGGCAGCGTGCAGATCGCGCTCGACCAGTGGCAGGAAGTCAAGTTCAGCCTCACGGACAAGGAGATCGCCTACACGGGCGATCAGATCATCCGTGACCACATCGCGCCCGCCGCGTACGCGCTGGCGGACAAGATCGATCAGGACGGCTGCGCGCTCTACAAGCAAATCGGTGCTTCCTCGACCGTGGGTGCTCCGGCTGTCGTGGACAACCTCCTCGACGCTCGCCGCATCCTGATGACGGCTCAAGCTCCGATGATCGATCCGTCGCGGCTGTCCGTGATGGTGTCGCCCACCATCGAGCAGCAGCTTCTCAACACGACGAACCTCGCCCAATGGCAGGGCGCTGGTCCGACGGGTGAAGCGACGCAGGTCACCGGCGCGCTCGGTCAGCGTTTCGGCTTTGGCCGCATCTTCGCCAACCAGAACGTCTCGGCGCACACGGCGGGCACGTATTCCGGTTTGACCAGCCCTGTCTGCACTGCTACCGCAGGCGCAACCAGCGTGACGATCACTGGCGGCGGCTCGGGCTCCGGTACTCTCAAGGCTGGCGACATTGTGACCATTGGTGGTCGTACTTACGCGGTAACCGCTGACGTGACCGGCGGTGCGGCGGCGATCACCGTCAGCATTTCTCCGGCTCTTGAGGTTTCGGTCACGGGCGCGGTGTGTTCGTTCAACACGACGACGGTCATCGCCGAAAACCTCGCGTACCACCGCGATGCGTTCGGCCTTGCGATGGCGCGTCTGCCCGACTTCAGCAACACGGGGCTGTTCGGCACCGCGGCGCTGGGTGCTCAGGTTGCGTCGGTGCAGGATCCGGTCACGGGCCTCGCCGTTCGCTCGCGCATCTACTACGTCGGCAACAGCTCGGAAGTTCACGTCGCCCTCGACGTGCTCTACGGCTGGAAGTGCCTGAACCCGCGCCTCGCCACGCGTCTCCGCGACGCGAGCTAGTCTCGGAGTGAGTGAAAGCCGAGCGGCGGTGACTGCTGCCGTCGCTCGGCTCAACCCTTAGCAGTCGAGGTTCAGCACATGGCGTTCGTGGTCGAAGATGGCAGCGGACTGACGACGGCGACGAGCTACGTCTCGATCGCTGAGGCGGACGCCTACACGTCGGAGCTCGGGCTCACGGCTTGGACGGGCACGACCAGCGCCAAGCAGACGGCGCTCATCAAGGCGCAGCGGTACATCACGCAGGTCTATCGCGGCGTCTGGAAAGGCGTGCGCAAGACCGAGCTGCAATCGCTCGACTGGCCGCGGCTCGATGTGATGGACGTTGACGGCTACGACGTGGACAGCGAGTCGGTGCCCGCGCCGATCAAGGAAGCGCAGATCGAGCTCGCCGTGAAGGCGCTGACTGCCGAGCTTCTCTCGGATGTGGCGACGGACGCAAGCAACATCGCCTCGGAGACAAGCACTGTCGGTCCCGTGAGCTACGCGGTCAGCTACACCGGCGGCAAGGCGTCGCAGAAGTCGTACGCCACCGTGTCGCTGCTGCTTGAACCGTACATCGTTGGCGCTGGCGAGATCGTGAGGGGCTGATGACGGGCGCGCTTGATACCAAGATGCGCGCTGTCGCTGAGACGCTCATCGAGCGTTTTGGCAAGTCTGTGCAGTGGACCACGTACACAGATTCCGTGGACCCGATCGCTGGCACGGTTACGCGAACTCCTAGCGCGAGCACGGTGACGATCTCGCCGCCGGTCGGGCCAAACAGCGCATACGAGCCGAACCAGCTGCTCGATCTCGGTGAGTTCGAGGTCATGCTTGCCGCCTCGGCTATCAACTTCACGCCGAAGGTTGGTGACGAAGTGGGAATCGAAAGCGTTACCTACACCTCGATCGCCGTGGATAGCATCTACAGCGGATCGCAGATCGCGGCGTTTCGCGTGAGGCTGCGTCGCTAATGGGCAGCGCCGAGCGCACCGCCGCGTTCGCCGAGCAGCTGCGCAAGGAGGCGCGGCGCTTCACCGAGGAAGAGATCCCGCTCGTCGTTCGTGCCACAGGCATCAAAGCGCTCGAGCTCGTCGTCAAGGGCACGCCGGTCGATACGGGTCATGCGCGCGCGAACTGGCAGGTCAGCTTGGACGTGCCGACCGATAGCGTCCTTGACGCCCGCGACAAAGCAGGGCAAAAGACCGTGCGCGACGGCACGCGCAGCCTCGCGCGCGCGAAAGCCGCGCCGCACATCTTCCTGACCAACAACGTGCCATACATCGAGGTGCTCGACGATGGCAGGGTCGAGCGCGGCAAGCAGGAAACAGACCTCACGGGTGGATCGGACACGCCGCGCCCGCGTCGTCGAGGCGCATCGGGCAGCATCCAAGCGGCGCAGGGCATCCTGAATCCTGCCTTTGACGGCCTCTTGGCCTACATCGACGAGGCATTGGAATGATCGTCGCGGCATACGATCGCCTCGCGCCGCTGCTGGAAACGGCGCTTCTGTACGCAGCCGAGAACGAGTTTGGCGTGCAGCCGCTCGACACGCTCGACTATGTGGCGTGGGAAAACGCGCCATTCGTCGTTCCGCCGCCCGTCGGCACCTTCTCGGGCTTCTGGGCAAAGATCGAGATCGACTGGCGCGGGCTCGAGCAGATGAGCTTTGGCGCAGGAAATCGTTACAAGCTCGCCGGCGAGGCCGTCGTCACGCTCTTTGCTCCCGTCAACAACGGCGACGCTTTTACTTTGACCAAAGCGGGCATCCTGATCACGTGGCTGACAAACAAGACGAGCGGCATTGTGCGCACGTTCAACGCCTCGCACAGGCCGATCCTGCGTGATGGCGCGTGGTGGTCGGTCGAGGTCGTGGTGCCTTTCGAGGCCATCGACAGCTTCGCACTTCCCGCATCGTCGTACTCGGGCACGGCTGATCTGCTGAACTGGCACAACGCGATCCGCAGCCGAGTCAATACCGTCTGCAACATCGAAAACGTGCCTGTGGCCTACGACAACGCACCCTTCACTCCAGCGGCGAACACTCTGTGGGTCAACTGCTTGGTGATCGACCGTTCGACGACGCAGCAAAAGGGCGGAAGCTCGCCTAAGAAGCGCGAGCAGGGCATCGTGCGACTGGTGCTAAACGCGCCGATCAACACGGGCGTCCGAGCGACCTACACGCTCGCGGACACCCTTGCTTCGTCGTTCCGTGCGGTTAGTGTTTCCAAAGTCAGGTACGGGGTGCCGCAGCTGTCTGCGCTTGGTAGGTCCGGCTCCTACCATGTCGAGCAGCTCGACGTGCCCTACACCGTCGAAGAGGTCATCTAATGGCAAACAGCAATAGCGTCGGGCTCGCGCTTGCGACTGAGGTCACGTACGGCACCTGTCCCGCCTCGGCGGACATGAAGGAGATCCGCTTCACTGCTGAGTCGCTCGCCAAGACGACCGGCAGCACAACCTCGGCAGAGATCCGAAGCGATCGTCAGATCACCGACGTGGTGCGCGTGTCGGCTGGCGCTGATGGCTCGATCGACGGCGAACTGAGCTATGCGGCCCTCACGACAACCTCCAGCGCGCAGGACATCCTTCTCGAAGCCGCGCTGATGTCCGCGACTTGGAGCGCGATCCAGACCAACACGGGCACGTATTCGTGCACCTCGGGCGGTACGACCATTACCGGAACTGGAGTCGGGACTAGCATCACCGCCGGTCAGTGGGTGCGCTTCAAGGACGGCACGACGCTGATCGGGTACTTCCTTGTGACCGTGGCCTCCGCAAACTCGCTGACCGTCGCGCAGACGC